GACGCCGTGGGCCTTCTCGTTGCGGCAGACCAGGGTCTTCTCCGCCGTCAGGAGGAACTTCTCCGAGTCCCCCGACGCCGCCAGCGGCTTGGACCGAACGCCGTCGAGCGTGCCCACCGCCATCTTGGTCGGGTCGATGAACAGGCAGTCGCGGGTCAGGCCGTAGGCGTGCGGGATCAGCGTCACGTTGCCGAAGTCCGAGACATAGACGTCTGCGGCGCCGATGATCACCGCGGGCTTGTTGGCCGGCACGTCCTTGCGGATCGAGGCGATCCCGGTGAAGGCCGAGAACGCCTGTTTGTGCGCCGGCCCCATATAGGCCTGGGTCGGACGCCCGCCGTTGCTGTAGGCCGCGCTCAGCACGGCCTTGACCATGGCCTCAGTGAAGGTCCGCTGGGTCCCGTTGACCGCCGCGGCCACCTGGCCGGCCGAAAAGCCGCCCGAAGCGCCGGCGGCGCCGCGCGACACGTTGCTGGTCAGCCAGCCGAGCGCCCCGCCGGCGCGACGCGGCGTTGCCCCGGCCTCGTCGTTTGAGGCGTAGTTGCCGATGAAGCGGGCCTCCATGTCGCGGCGCAGCTCCAGGCCCTTCAGCACCTTCTGGCGCTCAAGCTCACTGTCGCGGCCGGCCTTGTCGACGACCTCCTGGGTGCGCGAGACGCCGCCCTTCTTGGTGAAGATCTGGCAGACGTTGCCGACCCGGGTGGTCAGGTTCGGCGCATCCAGCGACGACACGTCGTCCCCTTCCAGAGCGGCGTTGGCGGCGTCGGGGGTGGCCAGGGCCTCCACCTGCCATTCGTGCTTGATGGCGCTGGCCTTGGCGGCGCCGATGTTCTGGGTGAACGGCGTCTCTTCGGCGGCGACGCGATAGATCACCGCCTCCAGGTCCTCGCGGTTGCCCTTGGAGTTGATGGTGGTGGTGGTGTTGGTGGGTGCGGTCATCCGCGTTTGGTCCTTTCAAATGAAAAAGCCCGCGCAAGGGCGGGCGGGTGGCTCGAAAAGCGCGCGGTCTGCGGCTGGTCCGCGCAGCGGCGCGGATGCCAAGGCGACAGCGGCCTGACAAGTGACTGCGGCGGGCGGCCTATCGCGCTTCGCCTGGGTGTGGGGGCTGGCGGTGGACGGCTGTCGAATTAAGTCGCCACCCCTTCAGCCCCGCGACTTCAGATAGGCCACGGCGTCATCCACGCTGCCGCTGCGCGACAGCCGCGCCAGGGCGTCGGACGTGCGGCGGGCCTGGGTGCTGCGCGGCGCCTGGGCGGCGGTCGGGCGCACCGTCCGATGCTCTGCGGCCGTTTCATGCGAGGAAGGCGGCTTCAAGCCTGCGCGCGCCTCCCGCCAGCGCATGGCGTCATAGGCGATCGCCAGGTCCGCGGCCGAGGCGTGGGCGATGCGGCCGGGCGAGAAGCCCTGCTCCAGCAGGAAGCCGCCCAGCTTGGCCTTGCGCGCCGGCCCTTCGCGCGGATCTGTCAGCTCGGGCGCCAGCTTGGGCAGCGCCGCAGCCTCCTGCGCCAGGAAACTTTGATAATGCAGCGCCTCGGCCGTTTGGCGCGCGTCTTCCATCTGCTCCAGGGCGCCGGCTTGGCGCTCATAGTCCTGCCGCGCCGCCTGGGCGCCCTCAGGGTCCTGCGCCGCCCAGGCCAGCCAATCGACCCCGTCATACTGGCTCTGGAACAATTGCGCCGCCCGCTGCAGCGCCTCCTCCAGATAAGGCGCCGCCTCTGCGGCCGCCTGGGCGCCGCGCCGCGCCTCGGCGGCCTCCTGCTGCGCCAGCGAAACCGCCCGGTCCCGCTCGGCCTCCCGCCCGGCGATGATTTCCTGCGCCTCAGGCGGCAGCTTGGCGAACACCTCGCGCGCGTCCGCATCCCACGAATGCGGCGGCTTGACCGGCCCGCCGTCCGCATCGTCATCCTCGGCCTCGTCCGGCGCGTCGAGGTCGGCGGTGGCCTCGTCCGCACCTTGCGCCTGCATCTCTTCTTCGTCCCGCTCCGGGGCGCCGCTCAGCAGGTCGGCCGCCTGATCGATGGACAAGGCTTCGCCGTCCGCCACGTGAGTGTCGTTGGTCATGGGTCACCTGTTTTTGAATGGACGCGCCCTTGGGCGCACGATCGCTAAGGGCGATCCCCCTTGGGCCGAAAGCGCGCGCAATTGTCGGTCATCCATAGACCCTTTCTTTGACGGTGTTGATCATCCCTCGCCCAGCGCCAGCCCCTGCTCGCGCAGCAGCGCCCGGTAGTTGGCGACCTCGCCGGCGCTGACCGCCTCGTGCAGCGCCCGCCGCACCCCGTCCAGCACCTGCACACCCAGATAAAGGGTCTCGCGCAGCGCCCCTTGCGCCACCGGGCTCGCCAGCAGCTCCTCGACCATCGCCGCGCGCAGCCGCGCGAACGCGGCCTCGGTCTGTTGCAGCTCCGCCGCCGCCCGCTCCGCGCCCTGCAGAGCGGCGCGGTCGAAGTCCTCGTCAAACATGGCGTCTCCTCGGCCCGCCCAAGGGCGGCCCCGTGTGGAATAAAATGGGCAGATCGGCCGCCGGAATTCGCAACGCGGGTCAGGGCGGACCGTTAGGACCGCGAACTTGGACTAAGTCACCCCGCCTGATCCCCGCCCACATGCACCGCGCTCAACGCGTCGCCGCGCTGCACACCGGCGGCGTCCTCGCCCATGCGCAGCTGCGCCTCGGCCTGGAGGAGTTCGCGCTTCAGCTGCAGCTCCGCCGCCAGTTGTTCGCGCTTCAGGGCGATCTCGCCTTGGATGCGCTCTCGCTTCAGAGCCATCTCGCCCTGCGCCTTCATCTGCGCGGCGACCAGGACCGGATCAGCCTGGGGCGGCGCCGCCGGCGGCGGCACGAAGGCGGCCGGGTCGCTGAAATAGGCGTCCACCCCTTTCAGCCCGGCCCGTTCGCCCATGCGCTTGAGCAGGTTATAGACATTGCGCGCGGTCACGAACGGCCCGCCTACCCCGCCCTGCATCTGCACGATCTGGTGCTGCAGCCCCAGCATCTCGCGCGCCACCATCAGGTCGTGCTCACGCCCGCCGGCGCCGACCCCGACCTCGATGGTCATGTCATTGCGCTGGCCCCATTGCGTCGGATCGATATCCACCCAGCGCCCGCGCAGCCGCACCTTGGCCGCCGCCGTGGCGTGGGTGCGCACCAGGGCGTGCACCCCCAGGAACAGGTCCTTGATCCCCGTCTCGGCGAAGATCCGCGCGATCAGCCGCACCCGCTTCTGCGCCGCCCCCATCAGGGCCATGGCGCCGCGCGCGGTGTCGTGCAGGGTGTCGGGGGCCAGGCCTTGCGCGCTCCTGACGATCCCCGTCCGCTGCTCGCCGACAGTCGAGAAATATTCCAGCGCCCCGAAGGCGTCGAAGCCCAGGCCGCCCGCCGCGATCGGCCGCACCGCGTCCCCGGTCTTGGAGCGGACCGGAACCCCCGGCTCGTTCCTCAGCAGGTCGCCGATGGTGAACTGGTTGGCGCGCTCCAGCGCCACCTCCTGCCGCTGGTTGAGAGCGAAATAGCCGCTGTCCAGCGCCATTCGCGTCAGGGCGGTCTTGATCTTCTGGATCTCCATCAGCAGGTCGGCGACCGACCGTCCGTAGAACCGGTGCGGCGTCAGATACGGCGTCACCGCCGCGAACGGGATCAGATCCGCCCGCTCGCGGTCCAGCAGCACCGTCTCCCCGGCGCCGGTGATCACCTTCCACAGCTCCGGCTTGCCGTCCTCGTCGGCGTCGATCCGCACATAGTGCTCGACGATCTCCACCGTGCGCAGGTCGGCGTGGCCTTCCCCGCTCCAGGCCTCGTGCTCTGCGGCGGTGTCGCGCGCCTGGGCCACCGCATGATCCCCGCCCCCGCCCGAGTAGTGCGGCAGGGCGTCGACAAGGTCGCGGTCATAGCCTTCTGCAATCAGGTCCTGCGCCCGCGGCCGAGAGCGCATCGCGCAATAGGTCGCCTCGCCCAGCCGCACCGCGTCCGCGGCGATGGTGAAATCTTCGGGCGCCACCGCGCAGATCCGCGCTCCGCCTCTCGCTGCGGTTCGGCGGAAGGTGAAATCGAACGCCGGGGCGCCGTCGTCGCCGACATGCTCCACCAGGCCGCGGACCTGCCCGCCGGCCTGCGCCGCGACCTGCAGCTCCAGCGCGCTCTTGCCGAAGAACCGCTCCTCCAGCGCGCCGACGTTCGCCTCCCACCAGAACTTCACGATCCCGGTTTTCTGCAGCAATGCGTCCTTGAACAGGGTGTAGAGCACCAGAAACCCGGCGTTCTCGTTGAACACCACGTGGTTGACGTAGTCTGTCTCCTGGCGCGCGGCGTCCTCGTCCTCGGCGCCCACAGGCTGGAAGCTGGCCACCTCTTCGGACCCCGAGAAAATCTCCACAAGATCGGGCAGCAGCGTCTCCACCGCTTCGGCCACGTCCGTCGACACAGCCTTTGATCGTCCCTGCATCGACGGCACGTCGGGCATCTCGCCCTTGTAGTAGTTCAGCGCCCGCTCGCGCGCCGAGGCCAGCTCGTCGTCGTGATCGAACCCCACCGAGCGCCGGCGCTCGTTCGCCACCAGGGCCAGAAAGTCTTCGTCTTGC